AGGTCAAATGGTATTCGACCATCAAACGGGTTAAGAACAGCCCTTAAAACCTTATCACCACATACCGTAACACACACAGACATGTTAAAACGTGTTCCCTCTGGAATGTCCATATAGGGTTCAAGCTCTTCTGCAGGTATTTCACCCCACATCTCCAGAACCTCAAATTCTTTAACCCGATCACCCCTTCGTTTCATATAACGAGACGGGTTCTCACTTTGGTCAGAACTGTCTTCTGCGCCCTTGCCTGTAGCAATAATTTCCTCAATAGCTTCTTCGATAAATCCATTTTGTGAGGACAACCCTCTAAGTTGTTGGGTAGAATAGTGCGCTCTGTGGATAATCCAGTCACAGTCATCTATTGATTTGGATTCGGGTGCGGGGAATATATCCCAAATACTGACATTCTCTACTGTTGGGATAAGCTCGCTTTCCAGCATATCCTCAGCTTGAATTATATTTGGGTCTTGGGAGGCTGTTTTATAAACAGGATAATTTTGTTTCTTCAGTACAATTGACTTTGTGATTCCAGTTCCATAGAGACACATCTCAAGTATGGTGTCGTTGATAATATCAACATAATTTGATTTGCCGAGTACATCCCTAATTTCGGACTCCATACGTTCTGCACGTTGTTTGATTTCCTCAACAGCAAACTCTGGTGGTAGTTGCTGTATGTCTGGATGTACAAACTTTGGTCTGAGATTAGGGGTGACTTCAAATGGAATCTTGCCGGATTCAAACAACAAGGAACTGATCTTTACCTTTGCTGAATTTACCCTTCTTCTGACGAGGTGAATAAAAACGCCCCTAGTTTTGGCAAGCTCTACAAGCCTATCTACACGTTCTGGATAGTTTGCACGATATGCATCATATGCATTCATCCAAATCATCTCATCCTCGATTCGATACTCCTTCGCTTGGTCAAAATAAATCTGAACAAGCTCAGCTAAGCTATCGGTTTCTGTTTGAGATTCTTCCGTAAAGTCTTCAGCCATAGTATAGGGGGATCAGGTATGCCGGGAGGGTAAGGGGCTAAAGCACACCCTCACCCCCATTATTCACATATCAGTCAGAAGGTGGAAAACTAAGATTTGTAAAAGTCGCAGTAGTTCCGCTCGCATCAAGAAGGGCTGTGCCAAAAACAATTGCACCACCAGTCTCGTTCTTTAAATAAAGCTGACCGAAGCAAGCTTCTGCGCTCAAATCTAATTCTGGACGTTTAGCTGTCGCAGTAATAGCAACAGACTCCCCAGCATAAACTCGTACAGTTCCACCAGAGTCTAATGTGAAAAGTATATAAACATGATAATCATCGGCAACCGATAGTGCGACTGCACTTTGCCTTACAGTTCGAGTTGAAGAACTCGAATCATCGGTAATATCAACCTGCGGATTATTGCTATGGGAAGCACCTAAACCAGAGATATCAATCTGAGCTGTCGCCGCTTTACTATAAATAGCACCCGTATCAGCAAGCGAAAACGCTACCGCACCAGTTGTTTTAACATCATTCTTTGTAGAGGCATGCATAGCAAGAATCCCTGTACTAAAACACCTGCTACCAACCATATTACGTTGGCCTTTATGCCAAAACGCATCATTCATGTCGCTCATTTTATTCCTTTCGTTTATGAACGGTTCTTGATAAGGAACCGGAACCCCCTAAAGGGGTTCCGTCCATAACACTCTTAGTATTTACGTTATAATCGGTAAAAAGAAAACAAATACTTTAGCTAAAACTCAGATTAGCTAACGTAAGTTAACTATATTGCATAACTGGTATATAACTTTTCTGATGTTTTTCTCTTTTACGCATTAATGACAATCTGCTGGGTGGGTGGAGTTGAGACATCATGACTGCAATCCCTAATGCAATGACGGTATCATCATGATTCCCAGTCTGTGCTCCCATCTTGCCATCTGGGTGGTGGACAAATGCAGACAACTCATGAATGATATCCTTAGAGTGAACCTCAATATCCTCTTCCCTTATTAACTCTCTAAGGTTATTAACCAATAAAGGTTTAGATTTGAGGGTTGTATTCCAACCTATCTTCTTCTGCCTCCTTTGGGACCTTTCGTCAAGAACTTTTTCAAAGTATATATTCGGATATTGGTGGATATTTCTTAAAGCGGTTAGTGTTGTCAAGCCGTGATTATTCCTTTCAACCCCTGCAAGAGCCTCATTGTAATACTTCCCAATAGCGCATAGAACCCACGCCAATAAATCTGGGTCTATCTTACCCCTCCATAAGGCACACTGCTCCAAAGTCTCTGCATCTATAACGCAAATAGTTGAATAATCGGTATCTCTATTGTTTATCTCTATACCCTCAGATACATCACAACCAATCCTGTACTCTCTATCAGCAAGCGGATGGACCCATACCTCAAAATTACCTAAATCGTCTGGGTCCATATAATACTTCATCTTCTTGTCTTCGTATATTCCGCCAGATCTTAATTTAAACTCGTTTACTGGGACATGATAAATGTCTGGTGGTCTATTCTCGTAAGACTCGTTTATCTTCAATTGCATCCTGTTTAAAACCATAAGATCGAACACCGATCTACCAGACGATATGAAAGCCGACTCCTCTGTTACCGGATACTCCTGATTGAACATGAGGATATCCCCTTGACACTGTGTATCAATCGTCATTCTCCTCCACTTCAACTGCTCTACTCCTATCTCAAACTTATAAGTGCTAACATCTGTTTCGTATGTTTTCGAGTACCCTAAAAGGTCGGCCTCACTTGAACCCCCGTACCTCTTCTCGCTACCTAAATCATTTAAAAACTTGTCACCAGACAACTCTTCAGTAGTTAGGCTTCTCTTATAGTCTGAAAAGATGAACCACGGAAAGAATACTGATCTAAACCCGCTTTCCCCACGCCAAGCTCTCCAAAATTCATCATAAAAGAAATTGCCAACACCCTTAGCTGTTGATTCAAGCCAAACCTCTGTTTTGTATCCACTTAGTACACAGTTCTGTAGCCCGATTGCGAAGTTCCCAGCGTTCTCCCCCCACGAACTAACCTCAGAACAATGAAGATAGTCTATAGCATCACCCCTAACCTCAGCACCAGCTACTGATGAGAGCTTATACCTGCTATTTAGGCCACCCCCTTCGCCAGCAGCCCACGTTAGCTCTCTCTTTCCAGAGTACATAAGCTCTGGTTTAATTAACTTAGGGTAATTCTGCTCCATAACACGAGCCATACCAAACATCGTGTCACTTGTCGCTCTATCATGAGTGGCTATATGGACATTCTTGTTGAACTGGGTAGCGCACTTCTTGAAGAAACGTGCTTGTACATACGTGGATATACCGAAACGTCTGGCTTTAAGCACAATCATGCGGATGTGATCGTCATCCTTAAGTTGTTTCTCAGCCATTTCGTGGAGAATCTTCTGAACAAGATTCAACCGGAAGGGTATTAACTTCTTGGTCCCGAACTCTACAATCTTGAGGGCTTCATAGAAGTATAGCTCATCATCCGAAACTAAACGGGCAAAATATTCCTGTATCCCATTACTCTTCAACTAACTCACCTTCATAAAGAATATTTTCCATTAATCAGTTTTTTCCCTTTATTATGAGCTGGTGGACCCCGCTTAATAGGGTACACCTCCCCTATAACCCCATAATACATAGCCTTCAGCTTTTCTTGAGTCACATACTTGTTCCTACCATTTATACGAATACACACCTTTCCCTTATTATGAGCCTTCTTGACTTTGATATGGGGGTGTCTATTCAACCCTAGATCGTTAATTCTTTTTAGGTTCTCTTGTTTTAGGCATCCACATGAAAAAGTACTATTCCTGCTTCTTGAGTTGACTTGGAGTTTTCTTGCTACCTTCTGTCTTCCACAGCTACACTGATAAAGGTTATATACTATCTTCTCCTTATACCCAGTCCCCTTACGGGTGTACTCCTTAAAATGGTCAAACCTAAGAAAGGTTAGCCTGTTCTTCGTTTGGGTAGTAGACTTCGACATAACTATTACATTTTGGGCATGAAAGGTTGGTTAGTATGCTATATGTATCGTTTTCTTCTTCGATATCATGATCAGCACCCCAAATAAGTTCTGTGTTA